ATGAACATGGGAACGTTCCACAGAAAGCTTGCTGACCGTGGTATCCAGATTACTGGACAGGGATCTCGTGCTGAAGTTAAAAACCGAGTTCTGATTCCTCGTCTTGTATCTAATGGTGGCGGTGTTGACTGGGGAACCATTAGCTTGGTTGTTTAGTGTAGGATAGTAGATGTGCTCCTTGGGAGAGAGGCACAACGGGCGGGGGTTGAAAACAACTCACCTCTCTGGTTAGTTTTCCCCCCGCCCAACTTCAGTAAGGAAATATATGCATATCGCAATCGCAACTCCAATGTACGGTGGTAACTGCAAAGGTGCTTACATGCACAGCGTTCTACCTCTCTCTTATGCCCTAGCTTCTAGAGGCGATTCTGTCTCGTACCCAATCGTTTATAACGAGAGCATCATTACTCGTGCTAGAGATTCTCTAGTGCATGAGATGCTTGACTCTGGGGCTGACGGTATTCTGTTTGTTGATGCAGATACCTCATTTGACCCTCTGGCTGTTCTTGACATGATTGACTCTGGTAAAGATGTAATTGGTGCAATATACCCTAAAAAGAGTATCAACTGGAACTTAGTTCGCGAAGCTGTGCTGGCTGGTGAAACGGATCTAGCTAAATACTCTGGCTACTTTATTGGAAGAAGCATTCCTCAGGGGGTGGGCATCAAGCTTGATGAGCCTGTAGCCGTAGATGGGGTTGGAACTGGTCTAATGTATATCAGTCGACGAGTTTTTGAAGAGATGGCTCCGTCTTGTAAAACGTACAAAGATGTGACCACTAAAAATGGACAAACAATCGTTCGAGACATCACTCAATTTTTTGATATGCAGTTCAATGAGCATGGGGAGCTTCTAGGCGAGGATTACTATTTTTGTGAGAAGTGGAAGCAGATGGGTGGAGAAGTTTATGCTGCCCCTTGGGTCAACACAGCTCACCATGGTGACTATGCTTTCTCTGGAAGTTTTGCAGAAGTTCTTTTGCTAAACAACAAACCGTCAAAATAGGTCTGAAATATTTTTTACGGTAGTGGCGTACCACTTACCCCCATTTTGCGTAGGTATTCCATCTGCGTTTAGATTAGTTGCAATGAGTCTATAGGACTTACCAATTGAACGCTCGTGGCGGATACGCTCTTTAATTTCGTCTGATGTCTTGTTCCTAGGTCCCATATCGACTCCCCAAACGATTCCACGACTGCGCCTATCTTTGTGAACATCCTTCTGACGCTCAGCAATGATTCCTCGCTCCATCTCGGCTAGGGCTGACATAATCGTGACCACAAAGCGTCCCTGATAGCTAGAGGTATCCAAATTCTGGTCAAGCATCACTAGACGCCAACCATTGTTATTTGCCCTATCAATAATGCTTAGAAAGTCTTTTGTAGAGCGTGCAAGGCGATCTAGGCGGGTTACAAAAAGTGCTTTGGCTTTTCCCTCATCGAGGCGTTTTAAGGCGTCTGAGAGCGCTGGGCGCCCCGAAATGGACTTACCTGAGCGCCCTTCTTCTCTGACTATTTCTATGTCTTCGTATCCAGCCAGGTTTGCGGCACTAAGAAGCTGGCGTTCTTGAACGTCCAGAGATACACCATCATTTACTTGAATCTGGGTTGAGACTCTGGTGTATAGAATAGCTAATTCCTCATAGGTGTCTACCATCTAGATATTGGCCAAACTCCTAATAATGTCCATACTAAAACATTAAATCCTAAAAACATAAATCCAAGAAGCATCCTCATTGGTGGGTTTAGATTAGGAACCTTTGCTACTAAATATATTTGATATGCAAATACTGCAATGAAAATAGTGACTCCGGGTACGGACACAAGATAGTTTCCAGCTTGAAATACTCCATAGCTATCCATTGTCTTCCTCCTCTTCTTCTTCTTCCTCTAGGGAAGGAAATAGTTTGTCAAAATCAACTTCAGTCAACTGATCTAAATTTATGTCCAGGCCACTGAGTCTGTCAGCTACGATTGCGTTATCGTACCCGTCTTCGTATCCAGCTACGTATGCCTCTGCTTCTTCGTATGAGGCCTCTCTAATGGTGTATTCCATCTCATTAAACTCTTTTGCAGCCTCAAGTTCATTTTCTGCCGCTACAAACACATACCCAGATTCGTCAATGTCTTGTTCTAGATCAATTGCTCTCCAGTTGATCTTGTACATTCTTCGGTTATCTTCCACTTCTAAGCTCCTCTACTAACTTATGCAAATCTTCTATAGTTTTGTTGTTATCTAAGTTTATGTCAAAAGCATAGTCATCTAGTCCATGCTCTGAGTCGTGATCATTTGCGGCAGCAGCTGAGTCTTTAGAGACTCTCCAGACTTGCCCACCAGCGGATCGTACTGCCTCTGCTTCATTGAGATATCTACAGTCAGCAATGACTACCTTGTCATATTTGCTAGCTTCTTTAATCACTTGATTTACCCAGAAATCTTCACCAAACATTTCTCGTCCAACTTCAGTCCCCATTCTTTGCATTAGACCTCTCAAAATTGGGAAAGATGTTTTCATATCTTCCCATCCAAATAGATCAACTGCTTGTCTTAGAGACCAGTGCATGTTTCCCCAGTCAACAATGTCTGGATTGAGTCTGTATAGAGCTTCTCGCATGGGGGTTGCCAACGATAGCTTTACAAATCCGTGATGTTCGACTAAGTAGTCGGCTATCGTGTCTTTACCGGATCTTGCCCATCCGGAGAGTCCAATGATTTCCTGCATAGTATCCTAACTTATATAATAATGTATCATCTTCGTACATCCATCTTTTTAAAAATAGCTGTATAAACTTAGGATTAATCTTATACCAAAAGGTCTATCTATTCACGCTAACCACGCCATGAGACAATTGAGGTACAACTTCACAGGAGATCTATGAGCAAATCAAGCAATCAATGTAGTGTCTGTAAAGAGAGATTTGTAGTAGATTCTCTAGCTCGAATATGCGAAATGAAGCATGATGGTGTTGTATTTATTAGACGCCCTGAGCAAGAGCCAAGACCTAAGTCTTAACTGCCTTTTTCCAAAGTTTTTCAAACACCCAATAGGTAAAGATTTTAAACAAAACTTCTAGCCCAACAATCTGAGCGGCAGTTTCAAACTTATGAGTGACAATAAAAGCAATTAAAAAAGTTATTACGCTTTGCCAAACTCTGTACATTATAGATTTTAGTAAAATCATAGTCCCAGTTCGGCACGCTTTTTAGTTGCTGAGATAGCCTGAAGTTCTGGACTTAGTTCTACCTTCTCGATTAGATAGCCAACATCACGACCATAAACAATGTTTGTAATGTTTGGCAAACGCATTTTTAGGGTGTCTGATTGCTCTGGAATAAACTCAACAACTTCTTGAAAAGTTAGTGGGTCTTTCTCGGAGGTGCCGTGAGTGTTGCGGATACCAACCAAGACTTGCTCGGTTCTTTTGTGTGCTTCTTCTTTTAGGGCTTGGTGCCCTTCGTGCCAAGGCTGATAACGACCAAGCATAAGAGTGGTGGGGGCAGACCAATCAAAAAGACTAAACTTGCTGATTACTTCGTCAGTCATTTCTTTGTCTGACTTCCACTCGTAGAAAGTGTGGTCAGCGTCTTCTACTGGAATCCACATCGCGTCTGTGTCGGCAAAGCGACTAGAGACAATTGTGTTCATTACAATTTTGATGTCTGGTTTACCAAAGGCTTTACGAGTGTTTTTGGTTGGACAGATGAAGTCAACAATTACAGTATGCCCTTGCTTAGACAGTAGCCTAGCCATCTCACCGAGGCGACGAGCATTCTCGGCTCTGTCTTTCTCACTAAAACCAAGGTCAGAATTTAGGGTGGAGCGAACCTCGTCTGCGTTGAGGTGAATAGCGTTTAGACGCTCTTTTAGGGCTTCGGCTAGGGTTGTCTTGCCTGAACCTGGTAGACCTAAAATTTGAATAATCATTGTAGTTTTGCCTTTGCGTAGTTATACAACTCTAAGTCTAGTGAGTTGTTAGCATAGATGCGGTCAATGTCATCCTGTGTGAGCAAGGCTTTTAGAGACTGAGTTGTGTAGGTTGTACCGTCTGAATCCGTGTAACTGCTGAAGTTTACATACGGAGCGTCTGTTTTTGCCATTATTTCTGCGTTTATATCCAAATACTCTTGCTTGATATCTACTTTATGATTGTCAAGAATCCACTGAAAAACTTTATCCGTAAATTCACTATGTTTTTCAGTAATGCCTAATATGGTTATTTTATCTACAGTGCTTTTAGCAATTTCTAGAGATGTAGAATCTTCAAGAAACCAGTCTTTATAGTAATCTTTATACATTTCTGCCCTATTAAGTTCTATTAAGGAACCGTCTTCTCTATAGACAGACACATTATTTATTCTAAAAGAGTCGTCGTCTATTTGACTAGATAAAAATCTAGTAACTAAATTATTTTTTGAATAGTCAGAATCTTCTAATAAGTAATAGCACATTTTTTCATAGATTGAATTTAAATTTTTATACGGTTCTTTTTCTTGAAGTTCATTATTCATAAGTAGCCAAATAAAATTACTTACTACCCTGTCTAAAGGCTCTCTAATTAGGCAAGCACTTTCTATCTCTGGGTATTCTGTAAGTGGTTTGATTCCAAAATGACCATGAATGTAGGCAAACTTTTTGTAGTCATATATGCCGAATGGTGAGTATGGGTATGAAAGAATGTTTTTAAGATTAAGTAATCTAGCAATTGTTCTTACTGCTAATCCGCCAGTTTTGGGTATATGTAGCATGTAAAGTGTTTTCATATTGACTCCTAAGTAAATATGTAGTATGAATCAAGAACTGTAGATGTGCTAGTTTGAGTGAAAGTATTAGTAGACCATCCCGCTATAGTTCCAGCAGTAGGGAAATTTCCAAATCCAGATGTTGTTGTAGCAAATGGACTAATGGATGTAGTAGCAGTTGAGGTAGTAGTGTAAGAAATTAATGAGGTTGTTACTGCTGTTCCACTTGTTGTAACTGGACCCCAAACAACTCCATCTGTCTTAAGTTTTGCTGCTGCAGATATAGAACCGATGTTTACTAAAATATCTTCATCTGATGTAAGTCTTAAGTTTGAGGTAATTGTTGAGTACACTGAACCAGCAGAAATGCTTCTGGCCCAATTGAGAGTTCCATCTGAGTTTAATTTTACTATAGGGCTAATATTTGTACCGCTAACTGAACCAGATACAAAGTAAACATTTCCAGAAGCATCTATATCGAGTAAAGCACTTGCATTCCACTTAGTGTAGTTTCCTCCTGTAGGGACATTCCTTCTCCAAGTAGCAGTGAGACTGGAGTTAAATTTATATACATATTGAGCATAAACTCCATAAACATTTCCGGAAGCATCCCACTTAAGTGTTTCATGGGTCCAATTATATACTGCAAGTTTTGTTAAAGTTGAACTAAGTTTAAAGGTACCACTAGCACTATAGACCCATGCATTTCCAGATGGGTCTACCCCTGGAATTCTATATATCGGATACCCAAGATAAGTGCTGTACGCCATGGAACCATCAGATTTATTTAGAGTAACTACATAGCCATCATCTGTGTCTTTTGAAAATGCTGCTTCGTGATTAATTGCTGTTACTAATTGAGTGCTATTTAAAATTAAAATTGGTAGTGGACCATTTTGATTAGCATAAGTTGTTGCTTTTTTAGACCAAACAACACTACCATCGCTGAGACTAAGTGCTGTAACTACTGGCATAGCAGATGAATTTATAGTTGAAATGTATATATTTGAAGAATCTATTGCAAAATATGCGCCTAAACCTGACAACCCTCCATGAGTTTTTGCCCACTGGAAAACCCCATCTTTAGAATATTTATATAGATATCCGCTATTTGAAACATATACATTTCCAGAGGAATCGCTAATAATATCTCTAGCAGCAAAAACATTACCATTTGCTTCTACTGACCTTGGAAAAACAAAATATTTATTGACAATACTTACAACAGCACTTTTAAGGCTGCCAATCAATCCAGCAACTGCACCAGACATTATGTTAATCCGTTACCGCTAATAATCCATGCGGTTGAAGTTATTTTTACTGCAGTTGCCATACCAAACGGGGCAAGCGTGCGTGAGCCAGTTGTTCCAGTTCCTGCTAAGTACATTGTGTCCGTTGTGATGGCAATGGTCATTGTTGCACCAGACCCAGCAATGAATGTAAGGGTAGTTCCGATTGGCAGTGCGAGGTTAGCATTTGAGTTAATAGTTATCGTGCGGGTTGCAGAGGCGTAAATGTGGGTTCCTGCATCAGCAGCAACAACGGTGTAAGAACCTGTAGTTGTTGCATTTTGCGGTAAACCCATATAGCCAGCACCCGATGCAGCAGAAGCGGTAGTTCCAGCCGCAATAGTGGCTGCTGCAAGAGTTCCATTAACAGTAGTTGTCACACCAGAAGTGCCAATACCAATAGCCGAAGGAGCAACAGAGTTTGCAACTGCAAGCGTACCAATATTGATTGCCCCAGCAGTACCAGCAGCAGTACCAACGTTAATGTTAACTGTTCCAGAGTTACCAGAGGTAGTTGTAATTCCAGAGAGAATGTTAATACCACCAGAAGCACCTGAAGTAGCATCGCCAGTCTTTAGGTTCATTGCCCCAGACCCAGCACCAGAGGTAGCTCCCGTGCTTACAGTGGTTGTTCCAGAAACAGCCGTACCGGTTTGGTTACCTGTTCTAATAATCAAGTTTGCAGATGCAGTGGTAGTAGTAGTGTTACCCGTAAACACCGTCATGCCCGTACCGGCAGTAGTACCGACGTTTCCATTAGCAGTAATCTGACCAGAGAATGTTTGAGTTCCAGTAAAAGTTTGAGCGGCGTCAGTTCTAGCAATAGTTGCTGTGGTAGAAGGCAGCGTCATAGTTGTGCTTGCTGTACCAGAAATAGTAATGCTGTTTATAGTTCCGGAATGGTCACCCAAAAAGGTAGTAGCGGTGATTGTACGCCCAGTAGCCGTAAGGTCCGTAAATATATTTTTAGTCATAGGCTAATCCTAACCGACGACGACGAGTGTGTAGTTGCTTAGTGTAGTTGTGGATGCAAATGTAGCGGTAGCAACTGTGCTAGTTACTGTAATGTCTACTTCTACCAAAGTAGCGGTAGAGGTTGAAGTGTCGTAAACCTGAGCAGTAACTAGGTTAGTTCCAAGACCGTGAGTCAGGGCAATAGAAGTTCCAGAACCAGTACCTGCAAGAGATACCTTACGTGCAACAACTCCTACGTTAGTAGGTAGGTCAGCGTAAACAACCGTACGGAAAGTAGGCGTTCCAGTAGAACCATTTGGAGCAGCAAGGAACGTGTTTGCAGTTTGGCTTGAGTAAGGAGCAATGTAATCAGTTCCAGCTACAGCGTTTGCTAACGCACCTCCGCTGTTTGCCTTTAGAAGGGCAGTTCCTGAAGGAGGAGCAAGGTAGTCAGTTCCAGCAGCAGCAAGACCAACTACACCAGTAGTAATAGTGGTTTTTAGAAGACCAGTTGCTGAGGCAATAGTAGGTATAGATAGACCACCAGTTACAGTGGTAGTAACACCAGATTGACCAATAGAAATTGCAGCAGGTGCTGCGTACACGTTGCTTGAACCCGCAGCATTTTGAGTACCAATTTGGATAGTTCCAGCAGTTGATGTTGCTCCAGTTGCGTAACCGACATCTAAACGTACGTTACCTGAGGTTCCAGTACCACTTCCACCTGATGCAGCACCAGAAGCAAGTGTCACGTTTCCAGTGGTTGCACCTGAACCTGCTGATACTGCTCTGCTTCTAAAGTTTGCAACGGTTGTGTCTAGAACAAGTACATCTCCAGTAAGAATGGTTGTGCCAGTAATAGTGGTTGTAATACCACTAGTACCAATTGCAACCGAAGCGGTGTTTGAAGTTCCAAGGCTAAGAGCGCCCTTAGTAAAACCATTTCCACCAAGAATTGTAACCGCTCCACCAGTACCCGCTGTAGTGTTGGTGTCACCACCAGTAATTGTTACAGCACCACCTACCGTTGCAGAAGTTCCTAAAGTTCCAGTACCACCTGAGATAGTTACTGCACCACCTGTAGCAGTTGAGCCAGCAGTAGTAGCGTTACCACCTCTAAGAGTCGCCGCTCCACCTGTGCCTGTTGTAGCAGTGGTAGTGTTACCTCCGTTTACGGTAACTGCATAACCGTTACCCGCTATAGGTGCACCACTGAGGGTAAGAGCAACTGCGGAAGTAACCGTAGGAGTAGTAAGGATAGTTGTAGTAAGGGTTCCAGTTGAAGGCTGGTAACTTAGTGGATTAGTTCCAGCAGCGTTTAGAAGTAAACCTTTTGAACCTGTACCGCTAGTAGCAAACACAGGGTAGTGTGTAGTGGCTGAGGTGCTTTCAGTAGCGGTAACAGTAGTTGAGTTACCAGCGTTAGTTGCGTTAGTAACAGTGCTTGCACCGATTGCAGTTGCAATTTCTGCACCTGTAGCAACTGCGACAGCCGAGCCACCATCACCTTTTAGAATTGAAGCTGCAGTTAGTGTTGCTGCAGCACTAGTAAGCGTACCTGATGTAGGTAGGGTAACTGATGTGGTAGCAGTGGTAGTAAGTGTAGTAGCAAAAGCACCTGAAGTAGTAAGGTTTCCACCAAGAGTAATTGTTTTACCAGTGTTGGCTACACCTGTACCACCGTAAGTTGGGTCAATTACAGTTGCTTTCCAAGCACCAGTAGTAATACCTGTTGTGCTAGAAACTGTAGTTATAGTTGACTGACCTGCGTAAGTTGAAGCAATGTCAATGCTGTCAGCGTTAGCTGTGATACGGTCAGCTGTACCTACTGCGTTTAGGGTGTTACCAGTTTTGGTAAGACCAGTACCAGCGGTAACTTGACCTAGACCAGTGAACTGAGTGAATACAAGAGCGGTAGTTCCAACAGTTATTGTGCCATCGTTAGTAAGTACAAATCCGCTGTCTGCGTTAGCTGTACCTTCTTCAACAAAGACTGCAAAAGAAGCTACTATTTCTGCCGCTGTATCGGCGTCAACTGCACGTGTAGGTGCACCAGATGCGTTTACGGTATAAACACCATTTTCTGAACCAGTAGTTTGGTCCTTAATAAGAATGCGGTTTCCGGTAGCAAGCGTTACACCATCAATAACTGAGCCATTAGCGTATGCTGTGGCTAGAGTTCCATTAGCAGTAGTGGCTGCACGAACAGACGCTTTCCAGTCAATTCCCTGTGCTGTTGAGTCAACGTATAGCTTGGTTGCTGCATCTGAATCTGCTGTAGGTGTTCCAACGTTAGTAATCTTGTTGCCACCCATAGACACAGTCTGAGTGGCAGCAATTGTCAAACCGTTTAATGAACCAACGCTGGTAAGAGCGGAGGCGGTAGATGTGCTGGTAAGTAGAGTGGCACTGCTTGGGATTGTAGTTCCGTTTACAGATGTAGTGGAAGTCAGAGAGGCTGGGATATCAGTGGCAGAAAGCGTAGTTCCAGAAGATACGCGGCCATAAGCATCTGTAGTTACTTTGGTGTAAGTTCCGGCAGTACCAACTGTAGCAAGAGAGACAGAACGAGCTGCTGCACCAGTAAATGTAGTTCCGCTATCAAGAGTAAGACCAGTACTAAAAGTAAGAGCATTAGCAACAGAACCAGCAGAACCAGTAGTGTTCTGGTTTAGGGTTGGGAAGTCACCCGCAACAGCAATAGACAGAACACCAGTAGTCGTAGTGTTCTTTAGGATACCTGTTCCCAAAGCACCTAGGAATTGAGCACCAGACAAACCAGCGTCTACAGTTCCTTGAACTATAAACTTGTTTGCAAAGGCTACAGCAGCAGAGCCATCAACGCTGTTACCAGCAAGGTTTACTGCTGAAGACCATTTAGTTGCAGTAGAGGCGTTGCCTGTAAGAGCACCGACAAAAGTGGTAGAAGTTACCGACGTCATGCCCGCTATGGTAGCTGTGGTGCTACCTAGGGCGATGCTTGTGCTACCAAGAGTGAACGAACCAGCACCAGTAGAGATGGTCTTCCAGCCTGTATTGTCACGATACTTCAGAACGTTTAGCGTCGAGTCATACTGAATACGACCAGTGCCAGAAGTGATGGCATCGATAGACGAAGTCGAAAGGTTACCAATAGCAGCGCCCTGAAGTTCAAGACCATTCAGGTTGATTGGGGTAAAAAATTGACGAGGCATTTATATTCCTAAGATAGATAAGCAAAGCCGGTGCTGGCAAAGCTAAAAGTTACTGTCACTGTGTTTAAACCTGTGTACTCAACTGTTCCCTCTATAGTGAATCCAGTGACGTCAGTTGTAGTTATGTTTGGATAATAACCTAAATTATGAGTTATATTCCATATATATGATACCGCATTTTGAGTGTGGGTATAAGAGCCTCCAGCGGCTCCTGTGGCCCCTGTGGCCCCTGCGGCACCGGCGGGGCCTGGAATTCCTTGAGGCCCTCCAATAGCAATTTGAACGCGGGTAGGTTCTTCACGAACAACAACTTTGTTAGCGTCGCGTGGGTTTACTATTACCCTGTTGGGGGTATCCTCGAAATCTATGGCCATCTATCGGGTAACACCAATCTTTACTTTAAAGTTTCCTTCTAAAATTCGATCTACTGTGCCTGATGGAGATACAATCTCAAGATCGTAGACGTAGAGGCCTGGAGTCAATCCGTCGGTTGTCGCAGCTGATACCAAAAGATTAACGTTATACTCTGTTGATCCCACGGTAATTCTACCATTTCCAGTGGTAAGTTCTAGTAATACAGTTGAAGATGCGGCTGTTGCTCTAACCTGCATTCTAGCTGAGTAGCCAGTTAGGTTGTATGGATTGTTGGCAGAGTCAGTCCAACTGATAGACTTTTGGAGAGTAGCACCTTGGTCACAGGTAATGTTATATATTCCTGCAATACAGCTCATATGTTGGTCCTTTTGTACGGGAGAGATTCACCCCTAATTTTACTCTATTTATGAAAACCTAAGTTTGGTATGATTGATATACCTTAAAACAGTTTTGGAGATGATTAACGTTGTTTGATTTAGATGTGATTGAAAATGTGGACACCTTTGATACGGAGTCTGATGAGCCACTATTTGCTCATTATGCTGAAAAGGCAGAAGTTACCGAGGGGTATATTATGGGAACTCCAGTAATAGCCCTATGCGGAAAAATTTTTGTACCTCACAGAGACCCTTTAAAACTGCCAATTTGTCTAGAATGTCACGACATAATTAATGGACTATTTCTAGAAACTGAGTAATACTCGACTTTTTTGGTGTAGAGTATACTGGTAAAACATAAATAACTCCCTATAGAAAGCGAATACGCAGATGTTCTCGTTTAAGTTAAATGAAGAATTTGTAGCGGAGTACAAGCAAAAAGAATCCCCTTTCGGTTACAAAGATGCCGCTGGCAACTCTGTAGGCGAAATTACATTCTTGCGTACGTACTCCCGCAAAAAAGAAGATGGCACTAAAGAGACTTGGTCGGAGGTTTGTGAACGAGTTACTAATGGTACATACTCGATCCAGAAAGACCACGCTAAGCAGAACCGCTTGCCGTGGTCAGATGCTAAGGCTGCTGCCTCGGCTAAAGAATTTTTTGATTCTCTATTCAACCTTAAATGGTCACCTCCAGGTCGCGGCCTTTGGGTTATGGGAACCAATATTGTAAACGTCCAGAAGAACTCGGCTGCTCTGCAGAACTGTGCTTTTGTGTCTACTTTGGAGATGACCAAGGCAAACCCGGGTAAGCCGTTTGCGTTCCTTATGGAAGCATCGATGCTCGGCGTCGGTGTTGGCTTTGATGACAAGGGTGCTGACAAAAACTTTGAGATCTATACGCCAGGTCAGCCTCAGGAGTACGTAATCCCAGACACCCGCGAGGGTTGGCAGGAGTCAACGGTTGCTCTTATTAACTCGTTCCTAAAGCCAGACCAGCCTAGCTGGGACTTCAACTATGATCAGATTCGTCCCTATGGTGCACCTATTGCAACATTTGGTGGGACGGCTTCTGGGCCGGAACCACTGATTGCTCTTCACAACAAGATCTCTCAGATCTTTTTAGGACGCAAGGGTCAGCTAGTTACCACTGTTGATATTGCGGACATTGGTAACCTGATCGGTCGTTGTGTTGTCTCTGGAAACGTCCGTCGTTCGGCTGAGCTTTTGATTGGCCGTATTGACGATGACAACTTCTTAAACCTCAAGAATGTTGATAAGTTTCCTGAGCGCAACTCATATGACCCAGAGATCCCAGGGTGGGGTTGGATGTCGAACAACTCAGTCATGGTAAACGTTGGCACTGACTTCTCAAAGATTATTGATGGAATCATCCTTAACGGTGAACCTGGAGTTATCTGGGAAGACGTGTCAAAGGCTTATGGTCGTCTTGGCGACCCAATCAATAACAAGGACCACCGAATCATGGGATACAACCCTTGTGCAGAGCAGTCTTTGGAGAGCTACGAAATGTGTACTCTTGTTGAGACTTACCTAAACCGTCACGAAAGCAAGGAAGACTATCTTCGTACTTTGAAGTTTGCTTACCTCTACGCAAAGACCGTGACTCTTCTCCCTACCCACTGGGAAGAGACAAATGCAATCATGCAGAGAAACCGTCGTATTGGAACTTCAATGTCTGGTATTGCTAACTTTGCAGATAACAACGGTATCCCCGCTCTCCGTACTTGGATGGACGAGGGCTACTCAGTTGTCAAGAAGTATGACGTTACATACTCGGAGTGGCTAGGTATCCGTGAGTCAATCAAGACCACAACGGTCAAGCCATCGGGTACTGTGTCGATTCTTGCTGGTGAGTCACCTGGCGTTCACTGGACTCCAGGTGGTGAGTACTTCATGCGTGCTATTCGCTTTGGAAATAATGACCCAATGTTACCTCTATTCAAAATGGCTAACTACAAGATTGAGCCAGCCTCTGAATCACCAGAGACTACTTCAGTAGTATTCTTCCCAATCAAGTCAGGTGCAAAGCGTGCAGAACGCGATGTAACTATCTTTGAGAAGATGGCACTTGCTGCAACTGCTCAGCGTTACTGGTCAGATAACTCTGTATCTGTAACTATCTCGTTTGACCCTGAGACAGAAGCCAAGCACGTTGAGTCTGTACTTCACATGTACGACGGTCAGTTGAAGACTGTGTCGTTCTTGCCGTCTGGTAACTTCACCTACCCTCAGATGCCATATACCCGGATAACTAAAGAAGAGTATGAGGATGCAGCTGGTAAGTTGTTCCCTATTTCGTTTGATGGTGTCTACCAGGGTCTAGGTATCGATGCAATCGGTGAGGCATACTGCACCACAGACGCATGTGAGATCAAGTTGATTGCGGAAAACCAGAAGTAATGGTAACCGTATACAGCAACCCAAACTGCACTGCATGTGAGCAGACTAAAAGATTTCTCACTCTAAAAGAAATTCCTTTTGAGTCAAAGATGATTTCCGATAGTCCAGAGGTGTTTGACCTAATTGAAGAAAAAGGCTATGCGTCAGCCCCCGTAGTTGTGGCGGGGGAGGACAACTGGTCTGGATTTCGACTGGACAAGCTAAACACTCTAATCCACGAGGGCTAGAATATAAATATGACTTACGAATATAAATGCAGTGAAGATCCAGAGCACAAGCATCTGGTTCACCGATCCATCATGGCGGAAGAGCCTAAAGAGCAAATTTGCGTTGTAGAGGGTTGTACTGGTAAGCTTTCAAGAGTATTCCACGCACCTAAGATTAATCTCAAGGGTGGTGGATTCAGTTCAAATAAAGACTGGGTTTAGGCTCACATAAGTAGATAGAGACGCACCAATGGAATTTTA